GTGGAGGCCGTTGCACTCTCAGATGGCACTGCTACTCTAGCACAGTCATTACCCCGGTACTTCTATTCCACTTAAAAATATTTGGGTGGTANAAATATTTTTAAGTGGAATAGAAGTACCGGGGTAATGACTGTGCTAGAGTAGCAGTGCCATCTGAGAGTGCAACGGCCTCCACGACTGGAGGGACGCGCGTCTGAAATCCGAAGCGAGCTTCATCGGTTATAGCGACATAAACTTGGCATTCGACTGGCAAATCAACAAAAGCACCGAGCTCATCCATAAATTTCAAGTAACCTAAACTAGAACTAGGTAGCAAAGTATTGCGTCCAAAGAAATCGTTAAATTTGTAAGGAGTTTGAGGAGTTATAATAAACTCAAAAACTTTAACTTTTGCTGAACTAGTATGTGGTGTAGAAGTTGAAACAGTACGGGAAGTGGGTAGGGGATAATGTGAATCTAATTCGCCAAGGGTGTCAAGGGCGAGATTGGGTGGAAGGTAAACTACGCGTTGAACAGCGGATGTTACTGGGACCTCTATCTTGACTTTGAGGCCACCCATAAAACCAAAGAACAAGGAACCGAGTGGATCGGTGCCAGTCCTTAGAAGCTTGTTGACTACAACCGTAGGCAAAGCTGGCAGGGGGACTAGTTTATACCGTCTAAGTATATCTCTCAGGTGTACAAGTGGGCGTAGATCATCCTGACCTACGCGTTCTATAACTCTAACATCTTCTAACATCTGTTGTTCATTGATGTTATATGGAGTAAAGGAGGATTGTGCTTGCATATTAGTGATTTTAAATGGTTCTAGGTGTTTTTGTTTTATGATATTGAAGAGATCTCCAGGTGGAGGTGGAGGTTGAACGACTACTCCTGTGTAATCGTCATCATCAACAACTATCTGAACATCCACATTACTAGTTGTATAGCCATAGAACGTAAAATTCTCTAGTGAGTAGAATACATTAAAATTAACAGTATTGGCCGTAGCGCCGGAATTAACCAGCGGTTGTTGCAAATACAAATTAAATCTTCCTGATTGAACGCTATTAATTAAAAGATCTGTAGTGGAAAACATTTGAGGTTTATCTTGGTAATATGGGATTACTATTTTAAGAATCTGTCCGCCGCTGGAGAACTCCAGAGATTGACTAGGTAGATTCAATACTTGTGGGAAAAATGGGGCGAGGGCATCCGGAGTGGTGGCATATTGTTTGACTGCCAGGAGCTTACAGAAATGTAGATTACTCATACTTGAGTGAATGTATATCACTATATCTCCTCTCCAACACCTTGTGTTATAATAAACTAAATTATGTATGGATTGTTCGTAAAGGGAGCCGTTAATCATTTGATATGGTGAAATGGGTATGGATACAAGATTCTTACCCACAACATCTGCAGCTGCCACCTTAAAAGTATTAAGATATTGTGGTTTGGATAAAAGAAAAGGTAAAAACATTTCATCTACTTTGGTATTAAAATAGGGATGAGAGTGGAGCCTGTCGTGATTAACGAAAGGATCCATTCTCTCGATATAATTAGGACCTTCAACGATGTTTTGGTAATTTATAGTAGTCATTTTGACGGCGTGTTCCAACACGGGTAGATTCGGATTGTGTAGACCAGTATACTCACGTAATACTGTTCGACACTTATCCAAAAGATCCCCGGACATGGAACGTAAACCATTAAAAAAACCATCTATATAGCCAGAAACAACTTTGGAGAATCCTGCCTCTGCAGATAAAACCGTTGCAATGTGCTTAGGAACGTAAAATTCTAGTTGATCGAATTTGACGCTAACGTTTACTGTAACTGAAGTGGAGGATGTGGCTCCTCCTTGTAATGGGTTTAATATAAATAAATTTAAATAACCTGAATTGTAGTAGGTTGAGTCGGTAGTTGTTATGAAACCACTATCTGAATTCAGTAAAGTCTTCATATAATGGACAGGATAATAAAAGGGCATCTCGAGACACGAGGCCGTAGCATTATTTGGTGAAAGTAACAAATGAGGTGAAGCGAAGTGGGAGTTTATAGAAGACATAGATCCTACAGTGCTTGGTGCCGTGTTGTGTGGTGTCGCAGATACTACAAGAGTACCCTGATGCATTGGAGTTCCGGATACGCTAAGTATGACACATATGTTTCCTCTCCAGTAATTTGAGGATATAAATGGTATCCGAGACAAGGTACTGGTTAAAAAATCATATGGTGCTTTATAGCGCTTCAAGAATCCTGCATTATCAGAGGTTCTCCATTGAAAGCTATCTACATGGAAGGGTTTACTGAGAATAGTAGAAAAGTCCATTTTGACTGAATCTTTCATATATTCATATTCTGGGAATGTGGAGTAAATATTAAGAGTTTCGACAATTTCCTTAAAGTCCAAGGAAGTATCGTATTGGTCATGTTGTATTTGAATTTCTTCTTTTGGAGAAGAAATTGTTGACGGATTTTCTGTGTTAGATGTGACCACCGTCTGGGTAACATCTGTATCTGTTGCGTTTTGTTTTGTGGAATTGTGTTAATGTACATATTATATTCCAATTTTATGCACATGGTTTTCTATAATGGATATCGTGGCCCTTTCGGTTATAACCCTATTACTCCAAAATAGAATGTGTGTGGTTTGTGTAAATTTATATAAAAATAAAAATAAAAATATTATTAAATGTAATTAAATTAGAAGGTGGACATCATATCTCTTCATCAGTGGAGAAGAGAAAGCTAGGTGGTCCTCTCTGTAAAGTTTAAGTAAATATTGATATGGTAAAATATCAAAAGGTACTTGATTAGCTTTACAGGACTCACTCAGCTTCCCGATCTTTTCTGTAAAAAAATCTTGTCCGTGTAAAAAAGCTTCTCTTTGAAAGCAAGCGATCTTATCTTGTAAAATTTTATCCGCGTCATCATTACTGGAGCTGTCGTACCAGTTCAGACCGGAAAGGAGGGATTTTGGGTCTAGTGCACCCATCATCCGTCCAAGGTCCTTTGAAAAGACAAACTTCCTTTTCAAGAAGCTTATCTCACTTAGGGAGGAAAAGGGTTCTGTAACTTCTTGTTTGGTAGCAGTTGTACAACTAATTCCGATCTCTCTGAGGAAATCTTTATAAGTTATAGCGTTCAAGAGGTTATATAATGTTGAATCTTTTATGTCGGTGACGTTATCGTCACCGTAGGTGTAGTAGTTGACGGCTTGGAAGAAAGTGTTGACATTTCTCCCAGTCTGCTTCACATACCATGCCATACCGTTGAGTAAATTGACGAGACTGTTAACAATCGCTGTCAAAAAACTNCCGGAGGGCAATCCATGCGAAACNAAAAAACCATCATCATTGCANACGATTACTTTGACTATAATCGTACGCAAAACTACCTCGGCTATTATTTTCTCATCTGTCGTTCCTACGAAATACTGCATCATCTTTCTGCACACGATGTCCTGTGCGGCGGCTAGCATGTTTCCATCCCAGTCGGTAAAGTCCATATCGAAGCTCCGATGATTTTTAATTTGTGTGTAAAAATCTTGCCATTCAGTATAGGGATTTATCCCTATACTAATTTTATGAAAATCTCTCGTCTTGACTATGTTCTGTACAAAGCGCGCAAAGTATTTTTTCGTCAATACTTGTAGTGATAGTGGCATCACCTGGAAGGCTCGTGGTTTTCCTTGTTTAGCCTTGTCTCTAACTTCGTCCTTGAGAGTGCTCTTAACGAAGACTAATTCTGGTGGTATAACTCCTCGTAATATGTCACCTTCAAGGGCGTCCAAATGTTGTTTGAAGGCTGGCTTGAAAGCTTTTAGTTCGTAATCTATATATTCTTGTTTCTGTTTATCATAGAACATACCATTTGATGTGGTTGGGTTCATACGTGCTATGGCATCAAAGCCGGCGATTATTTCTTCGTCTGAACTCTTGGTATAGTTTTGGAAAAAGCAATCAAATCCCTCTGCTGCAATCTCATATAGGGGGAGATTCAGGGGTTTATTGATGCTCATATTTTTCTTCATGAGAGTCTTTACTGTGTGTGGTCCGTCATACGTCATATTTGCTGGTTCTCTGTCTACAGGGAAAACCCCAAATATCTTTGTGGGGGCGTAATTGGAATCTTTTGGTGTAGATTCACTGAATTTGAATTCTATTTGAGTGGCTGATATGTCCTGCGACTCTTTAACGCTTTTAATGTCCATAGGAAGTATATATTTGTCGTTGGATAATATATTGTAAATAGCGTTGGTGATCTTGTCACTCCATATTACTGAAGAGCCAAAAGTACCATCACCTGCTACATGGAAGCCTCTTATCGATCCATCGAAAACCGGACTTCCACATAATGTGGGACATGATATATAGTAGTCTAACCTATTGCCTTTCGAAATATAATTTACGAATGCGTTGTAACCCTCAGGGGCGTTTGTGTAGTAAATATCGTTATTATCGTCGCGTTTAATATGATTAATCAAGGGAATAACTCCGAGGGGAGTAATTAGCGATGTTTCTTGATTAGCTTTCCTAGGTGTAAAGAAATGTGCTAATGACTTAAAAGGGGTCAAACTCTTATTTGGCAATTGATAAATGGCAATATCGGATTTAGTATCCATGAATACTCTATCCACAGGTATATAGTCCAATAAAACCAAGTTGCGCAATGAGTCTTGTACAATCTGCATCATACAATGTTCTTCAAAGGCAGTATGTGCTGGAACTATGGCGTAGTGACCGGATAGAATAGCGGTACACTCATGTAGACCCTTGGCAGTCTTGATTTTGACGTCTCTAATGTTCTTCGATATAAAGGAAACGTCCGTAGTTGCGGGTTGTTCTGTAGTAAAAAATTTCTTAAGTTTCTCATACTTAGCTTCCGGAGTGAAAGCACTTCTATTAAATAGTGAACTAACATAATAAAAACCGACTCCAAATAACATGGTAAGTATTACCAGTGACACAAACTCTCTCTCTTGAAGAAAGTCAGGTATCAGTGATAACAAATACTTCTTGTAATCTAGAAAACAGCCCAAAATAAGTTGCTCATAATCATCTATATAAGTAAGTATAGAACCTGATTCTGCATCGTGAAAGATAGGTTGTGTATCTTCAGTATAGCCATATTGTTGATCATAGCCATCTATTATATCTACTTGTGTGTCAGTCAAACTTGCATCTGACGTAAACTGTGTCTTATATTCTTTAAACATCAACACAACACGTCGCATCCAAGCAAGAGTTTGTAATTCATTGCTAGAGCTGCAGCTCGTTGGGAGTAGAGTCTTTACGTATGGGGGGAATGATGTTTCCCAAACGCCTAGTGTTATATTATAATATTTAAAATGTATTGGTCCAGTCAGGACTCCAGTACAGGGATCCATTTTGACTTGAGCGAAGTCAAATACAAATCCTCGTCGCCAGAGGGCGTGTGGGTCTGAGATACAATCGCCTTTGGTAAATCCTTGAAGTTTCGAGAAACTATTAGTTGTAACTAATATAGTTTCCGAACTAAAGAACTTCGTATCTTTAAGTTTAGAATCTGCACAATCAAGGGGTAGTCGTAAAGGAGAGACCATATTTATTAAGGTCCTCCATTGACTTACTCCCTGTTGTCCAACATCATCCATTAAAAATATGTCCTCGTTGTTATAAGAATCATACCAATCTTTTCCGTCTGTTACTGATTTTACTAAATGTGAATATATGGTCATCGAATCTTTGCGTGTAAGCAATTCACTCAACTTACCTGCAAACATGCTTTTCTTGCATCCGGGGGGGCCCTCGAATACATAGCAATTAGGTTCTATTCTTGTGGCTCGTTCGTATCCTAATACGTTCTTACATAGCCTGTCGAAATCATTTTTGAGATTTGACATCGTTTGGGAGCGCTTACACCATTCCAAAAAATCCAAGTCGGTCTTAACTTTAGCATTAAAGGTTTTAACCTGTAGTCTAAAATTAACATCGCTCAGAGATTTTGGATCAGTGATAGAGCGAGAAACGAAAGATCGCATCTGCTTTGTAAGAATCATCTTCTTACCAAAGGGTATATATGAAAACAAATTGTCTATAAAAGGTATATAGGTGGAAAAATTAAAAAATAAAAGGGTTTGTTTGAGAAACTCATGAACTATTGATATGACGCTATCTATAACGTGCATATCGTCCAAGAGTTTAGAATTTGTGAAAAGTGAAAGTCGTTTAAAAATCTCGTAAAGTTGTGGTGGTAACAGCATTGAACATGCTGATAACACCATAGCGTCCAAAGATTCTGGAAAGAGGATTTTATAGTCTGAAAATAAATTATAAAAAGATAATAGAGTATTAGCTATGCTCAAAATGTCTCCATGTTTGAACAAAGTTAATAAGTCAAGTAAGGTTCTGAGAATCTTGGGTAGATAAAATTGTAGTGTAGTTTTTGTTGGTAATGTATTTGTTAACGCGTCGAAAGCTTGAGTAAGCTTTCCGCTTATATTGTTTACTTTATTGGCCGTAGCACCAACTAAGGTAATTCCTGAAATTATTGTGGATATGCCGGTAAAAAAATCTTGAAAATTACTAGATAATTGTAAATTTAGGGCCTCAGCTTTAAGGGTCCTAAAGTTTGATAGAGAAATACGTATTTTCTTCTTAATACTGGAGATTTGTCCGCTCGGGACATCGAAAAATATTATGCGATTAAACTTATACGAGAACACATGTGTGTGCTTGTATTTAAGCCATCGCTGATACTCGCTGACACCCGCTAGTGTCACCAATCTTCCAGTATTAAAATAAAATCCATAGTAAGCCATTAGTCCATTCGTTCCGTTGTGGTTGTTATTTTGTTTGCAATTGTTCATTTAATACATTGACTTAAGAGAAGTAATAAATCTGTGGAGTTATAAAGGATACAGGCCCCTAGTGTTAAGTGGCAGTGTATGATGTCTGTTACGATAAATCTTCAGGAACATCATCAACTCGTTTCAAGCTAGGTCCGATGGTATGCTTATTTTACCAATAAGTTACATTACTCTTAAGGGGAGCGGTTATTCTTTCCTAATAAAAGAAAACCTCAAGAAATGGCATTATAAATAACACCACTTCAAAAGAAAATACCGTAAAACAGGGGACGATACCCGAGTAGTACGATGTAATAAAATAATAAATAAAGAAAGATAACCAGTGTGTAAAGAGAAGGATCAAGTGTTCATGCAAGTGTGTGCAGCTTAATATATTAAATATAATAAACTTTATCAAATATTGAGGAATTTTATGAGATTCCAAATATGTATATAACCTAAAAACCATTTTGTAAAATAGAATTTGATCATATACATATAAGAAACCGGAAAAACGATAAATTGC